GATAATTAAATGGATCAGGGTTAACAAATGGATCAGTATTAACATGTTAACAAAAAAGTTTACAAAGGCGGGTTAAAGCGCATCATGACAAAAAAACAGATAGACCAGGCAGAGAAGCGAGCCAGGAAACGTATGAAAGACCGACAAATTTTTATCAATGATTACGTATCAAGATTGCAGAGAAAAATGACGGATATCTCCTTCGATCTTTTACGTTTGGCCGGTAATACGCAATACATTGAAGGGACAGACTTTCGCGAGTCGTTTCAATCTCATTTGCGGGCACACCTCAATATGACAAAAACGCTGTTGGACGAAATGAACGAGGGTTAACAAATGGACCAGTCACGAATCGAGACAGTCGGTCGGCACCGGTACTTGATATGCTATTACAATAGAATCAGAAAAAATTATGATGAGGTAATCACACAGGCAATGGAACGACACGGAGTCACGGAGAAGGTGACAGTCTTCTGCTATCCGGAAAGAAAGCAACCGAATGACGAATAAACCCAAAAAATATTGCTCGAAGTTCCCTTGCAGCAACATGGCCGAACCGGGGAGCTCATATTGCAGCGAGCATCGCCCTGCACCGGCACCAAAGAGAACAGATCCGTTCTATCTGTCCCCACAGTGGCGACGTTTCAGAAATTGGTACATATCGAAACATCCCCTCTGTGCCGAATGCGAAAAGCACGGCAGGATTGAATCCGGTCACATTGTGGACCATGTCATTCCCATATTACAAGGGGGTGCCCTGTTCGATGAGTGTAATTGTCAGACATTATGTCAAACATGTCATAACCGCAAGACGGCAATGGAAACAAAAGAGAGTGCAAAAGTCTATGGATATTAATAAAAATCATCGGATACCCTGGCCGCATAACCGGGTGGGTAACCAAAAACAGAGTTAATTTTATCATGGGAAAACGCGGGCCATCATCAGCAGCAAAAAAAACAGCCAAAATTGTCAAATCCTGGCGTGGGAAAACTCCGCCCTGGGAGAGCAAGGGCCTTTCCCGCGCCGAGAGAGTTATAAAATTCTGTGAGGTCCTGCCCATTAGCTCGGGCACCCATGCAGGCCGACGGTTAAAGCTCAGGCCGTGGCAGAAGGAAATTATTGAGGCGGTTTACAAGACGGACAGAGGCAAACGGAAGGTCAGGACCGCCCTTCTGACTCTACCCAGGAAAAACGGAAAAAGCCAGCTTGCGTCTGCTCTTGCATTGTGTCACCTCCTGGGCCCGGAATCAGAGCCCAGAGGTCAGGTATATAGTGCGGCGGCGGACAGGGAACAAGCTGCGATCATCTTTAAGGAAATGGAAGCCATGATTTTACGGATCCCAGAATTTGAGAAGCGATGTCATATTCAGTCTTTTCATAAACGCATCACGGATTATGAAACGGGATCGGAATACCATGCCATGTCTTCCGATTGCCGTAAAGCTTTGGGCTTAAGCCCAAGTTTCATTGTGTATGATGAGCTTGCACAGGCGAAGGACAGAGAGCTCTTTGATAATCTGGTCACCGGCACCGGCGCCCGGGCAGAGCCTTTGACGGTTGTAATCTCGACGCAGAGCCCAGATCCCAACCATATCATGACCGAACTGGTTGACTATGGTCTTGCAATTGATAAAGGAACCCTTTCGCCCGATCCGACCTTCTATTATGGCATTTATGTAGCACCCGAAGAAGCCGATCCGTGGGACGAGTCGGTATGGCACGCCTGCAATCCTGCCCTTGGCGATTTCCGAAGTCTTGAAGAGATGAGAAACTTCGCCGAGCAGGCCAAAAAGATCCCGACAAAAGAAAACGTGTTCAGGAACCTCTATTTAAATCAGCGAGTGGATTCGGCGGCACGGTGGATCTCCTCGGTGGACTTCGACCAGTGCGTGGGTGATATCCCCGACCTTACTGGCAGGGAATGCTATGCAGGACTTGATCTATCCAGTACACAGGATTTAAGCGCCCTGAGCCTCTGTTTTGCGCCCATATCAGAAGAGGAGCCATTCTACATATTACCCTTTGCCTGGTGCCCGTCTGAGGCCGTTGCTGAACGTTGTAAGCGTGTTGGTGTGCCCTATGACGTATGGACCAGGCATGGGTACATCGAATCGACACCGGGGGCGGTGGTAGATTACGGATTCATCCTTGCCCGTATTGATGAACTGGCAAGACAATACGACTTGAAAGCAGTCCTTTTTGATCGTTGGGGAGCAACAAAGATCATTCAGGAGCTTTCAAGTCGGGGAATGACTGTGATCGAGTTTGGGCAGGGGTTTGCCTCAATGAGCCCTCCAACAAAAGAATTAGAAAAGTTGATAATCGAAAAGAAAATCCGATTCCCGGAGAATCCGGCGCTTAGATGGTGTTTCTCAAATGTCATCTGTGAGAGTGACGCAGCCGGCAACTTAAAACCGAGTAAAAAAAGAAGTAAGGAGAAAATCGACATGGTTGTAAGTTCAATCATGGCATTGGACGGTGCTGTCAGGAATATGCAAAAAGACATTATTCCTAAGATAGCGTGGATGTAATCTTAATCGGAGAGGGAAGGGTGGTTAAATGGAAAAAGTAATCAGGAATTTTCAAATCGAAGTTGGAGAAATCAGAAGCAAGGAGAATCGGATCGTGGCGGCAACTCTGAGCTCAACGTACCCCGTCAAGCGCTATGACGGGGAGGAGGTATTATCTCACGACCCCGGAGCCGTGGATCTCACGCGGGAACCACTTCCCCTCCTGTGCAGTCACAACGATAAGATGTTGCCGGTGGGGGTTGTAGAGAAGTTGCATATCTCTGATGGCAAGCTTCGGGGCAACCTGAGGTTCAGCAGAACGGCGGATAATATTTGGACTGATATTGAGGACGGAATTCTGAGGAATCTGTCCATCGGGTATGTTGTGAAGAACAGGCAGAAAACCAAAACAGGATATCTAATAACTAAATGGCAGCCCTACGAATGTTCGTTAGTGGCAGCCGGTGCCGACCCCACCGCGGGTATCGGTAGAAACTTTGATAAGAAAGGACAAAAGACAATGGATAAAAATGATGTATTAAAAGCAAAAAAAACGGCAGTGGAAGAACTCGGAGAACTGGCAAAAACCGGCGATAATGTTGAGCGCATGGAAGAACTCAAGGGCGAGATCAGATCCTTTGACTCACGTTTGGAAGCATTTGACCTGGTGGAGAAGAACAAACCCACAGGTGACTTCAAACCGGAGATTAAAGACAAGAAAGACAGACGACTTATCAGCGTTGAAGGTGGACCGGCTTATGACCGGACTTTCGCGGGAATGTTCAATCAGGGAAGAAAGCTGGAAGTTGATGAGGAAGAAATCAAGAGGTTCCGGGCGTCGATGATTGAAGGCACCGGAATCGCAGGCGGTTTTAGCGTTCCCGACCCTCTTGCTGCTCAGTGGCTCGATGACAGCCTCCCGAACGAAATCATCCGCCCAAGGTGTGTGGTGTGGCCGATGACCTCCGCAAGCAGGAAGGTCCCGGGATGGGACGGCGCGGATCAATCCGGTGGTGAGTATTTCGGTGGCCTTGAAATGCAATTCCTCGCAGAAGAGGGCACCGGAGACAAGCAGACGGCCAAACTTCGATCGATTGAATTAACTGCGAAAAAAGGGGCGATTTTCGTCGATGCCAGCAGCGAACTGGTTGAAGACGGCTTGGGATTCGACGCCCAGCTTGAGCTTGCAATGAAAAAGAGTTTATCTCTTTCGATGGATTACTACCTCTTGCAAGGAAGTGGCGCAGGCCAGCCACTCGGTGTGGTTAAAAGCCCGGGTGTGGTCACGGTTAGCGCAGAAGGCGGCCAAGACCCGGATACCGTGGTCTATTCTAATGTCGTTAAAATGTTTGCCAGAATGTATCCCGCAGGCCGATCTAAGGCAATATGGATCTGTAACGAAACCTGCCTTTCACAACTCCTTACGATGAGCCTGGCTATCGGCACCGGCGGTTCTGTCATCACCGTTTTGAGGGAATCAAATGGTCAATTGACGATTCTTGGCCGGCCGGTAATTCTAACCCCGAACCTTCCGGCGGTTGGAGACCTGAATGACCTCATCTTCGTCGACCTTTCGCAATACTGTATGGGCATTCGGCGTGAAATCAAGCTTGAGCGATCAAATATCCCCGGATGGACTTCAGATCTGATGAGTTATAGGATTTTGGTTCGGTTCGACGGCCAGGGTATGTGGTCCGATGTGCTGAAACCGCGAAACGGTGACGATCTTGGGTGGTGTGTCAATCTCGCTGCCCGTTAACAACCCTATGACGGGGGGGTTCGCCCCCCCTTTACGAAAGGATCTATCATGGGAATATTTGATATCTTCAAACGCAAAAGAAATTGGGCGAATCTCGATGCTTTTATGGACCGCCCGACGAGTTCCGGGATCAGCGTAACGGAGACCGTGGCGCTGGGAATTCCTGCGGTCTATGCGTGCATTAGGGTGTTAGCGGAATCCACTGCAAGCTTGCCTCTCATCACTTATGAAAGGCAACCAAATGGCGATAAGCAGCGTGCTGTGGGCTTTTCTCTGTATACCCTGTTGCATGACCAGCCAAATCCCATAATGACATCCCTTGAACTCCGGGAGCTTCTCATGGGGTATTTATGCCTTCGTGGGAACGCTTTTTGTCTTATTGAGCGAGAAGCCGGGGAAGTTGTGGCTCTGTGGCCGTTGCACCCGGACCGTGTAACGGTTGAGGTTGACGGCAGGGAGCTTATTTATACTTATCAGAACCCGGACGGACCGGAAAAGAAATACCGTATGGTGGATATTCTTCATATTCGGGGTTTATCATCTGATGGGATTATTGGATATTCGCCCCTTGCACTTTTAAGGGATTCCTTCGGCCATGCAAAGGCTATTTCAGACTATTCAGCAAACTACTTCAAGAACGATGCAACACCCGGCGGGGTTCTATCGACTTCGCATTCTCTCTCCGTAGAAAGTGTGAAAAATTTGCGAGAAGCATGGAGCAATGGCTATCAAGGATCAGGAAAGCATCATAAGGTAGCAATCCTGGACAACGATCTTAAATGGCAATCCGTTGGCGTATCTCCCCAAGACAGTCAGTTGATTGAGAGTCAGAAGTTCAGCGTTGTTGAGATCGCAAGGGTTTTCCGGGTGCCTCTGAATCTTGTTATGGATTACGAAAGATCGACTTACTCGAATGTTACAGAGCAAAATCGAAGTTTCCTCACTCACACCCTACAGCCCTGGCTTGAGCGTATCGAGCAGGCAATTCACAAGAGCTTGCTTACCGAGGGGGAAAAGCAGAAATATTTTGTTGAACACCTTACTCAAAACTTTCTGAAAGCAAACACTAAGGAACGGTTCGAGGCTTACAAAATAGCAAGGGAAGGGGGGTTTCTGTCAGTCAATGAGATCCGGCAGCTTGAGAATATGAACTCAGTCGAAGGGGGCGATAACTTCGGGATGCCAGAGACATAAAAGGGGGTGCCATGAAACAATGGAAAGCTGTTTGTGACAAGTGCAAGCACAATTCGACCTGTAAGCGCCCGTGCTGGTTTATCGAACACCTTCTGTCAAAGGTAACCGACGGAAGCTTTGAAAAGCAGATGGGGAGGAACATCGTTCATTTCGGGCATTATTGGGAGAAGCGTTTTTCAGACATTCACCCCTCGACCTTAAAAAAGGTAGTGTTTGAGATCATTGACGAAACAGAGCCGGAGGGGGACGTTCCCACCGACAAGCCGTTTGATGATTTTGAATATCAGCCTGAACAGAAAATCGCAGATATTTTTTATATGAGGTTCTTCCTGGGCCTGTCGTATGTTGAGATCGGGGAGAAATACGGCATCGACCACAGGGAGGCATCGGGCATTTATTCGCAGGCACGGAAGCGGGTTCTTGAAATTGTTAAAATACTGGATGGCCGCGATAAAGGAATAAAGTTTTTGAGAAGAGGAAGAAACAGATTAACCAAACATGAAAAAGCGTTCATTTTAAACAAGGTTTTCGGGTTCGCATTTCGGGAGGTGGCCGAGGTCTTGGGTTATGCCGGTCCCGATGCAATCCAGCACACAGTAAATAAAATGTATCAGAAATATAAGGAAGAGTTTTTAAAGGTTGAGGCATCTTGACATGCCAGCATTCGCCCTGCGGCTTACTGAGAGCCCCCAGGATCGACGATCTTTTTTTCTGAATGGTTTGGTATGGGGAAATTTACAGGGTTTTAATCGATAAAATCGGTTGTGGAAAATTTGCCACAACCGAAATCTACAACTTTGTGGCAAATTTGCCACAATGTTGTTTTCAATAGTTACATCGTTTTTGTCAGAAGTCTCATTTTTGAGATTTTTTTCAATACATTCCCTCTATCCCCCCTATTTCAAGCGCAACACCGCAACAAAATAATAATATCAATAAGTTAGACCAAAAACAAAGCGCAACAAAAAGCAATGATGTTGCGGATGAAAAACAGCTTAAGTTGTTGAAATCAAACGATTGTTGCGCTGTTGCGGATGAAACCGGGGGTACGGAAGAAGGTATACCTTTATGGGAGAAGTTACGCTTTGAAAGTGAAGAAGCGTACCTGGA